ACAGGAAACGGAAGCTATTGCGGATCAATCCGACGAAGTTCCTTTCTAGGGTCTGGGGGTCCCGTGTAGTTCGGGACCCCATTTTTTTATGGATGAATTATCGCAGAGGTTCCTTGATCTTTTTATGGGATCACAGGGAGCCCATGGACAGACAGACGTTTTAGATCGTCAAAAGAACGGTAAGCAGCAGGCAAAGTACGAAATTGTCCGTGAACCATTGACGGTGGACCTCATCCAGGATCATCTGGACGGGAAAATTGGCGTTGGGTCCATACCTATTGACGAAACCAACAGGTGCCGGTTTGGCGCGTTGGACATAGATGACTACAGCCTCGATCTTCCGGTTCTGTTTGCGAAGGTCAAAAAGTTCAAACTGCCTCTGGTACTGTGCCGATCCAAATCGGGTGGTGCCCACCTGTTTCTTTTCCTGTCAGAGAAAGTTGCTGCCTCGGAAGTTCGGGACCGTCTTGCGGAATTTGCCGCCGTCCTTGGCTGGGGGAACTGCGAGATATTCCCGAAACAGGAAGAGTTGCTGGCGGAGCGTGGCGACGTTGGCAATTTCATAAACCTCCCTTATCAGAACGCACAGTACACAACCCGATATGCTCTCAGGAAGGGTGGTGAATCCCTGACGCTGGAAGAATTTCTTGACGCAGGGGAGCAGTCGCGTCTTTCAGCGGAAGAACTTGCCGGCATATCGTTGGGGGGAAGTGATGATGTTTTGCCCAAAGGACCTCCGTGTCTTCAGCAGCTGACGGAGTTCGGCATTCCAGAGGGAGGCAGGAACAGTACGCTTTTAAACATAGGCGTGTATTACAAACAGGCGGCTCCAAATGACTGGAAGGTTCTGCTTGAGAAGCATAACCAGAAGTATTGCAACCCACCTCTTCCGGCGCGGGAAATCGTTCTCATTCAGGAGCAGCTGGACAAGAAAGAATACTTCTACACGTGCAAGCAGGAACCCTTGCAGGGCCATTGCAACAAATCGCTGTGTCGGTCCCGGAAGTTTGGAGTGGGGGATGCCAACTCCCATGTGCCGGTGGGCGGTCTTACTGTCGTAGAGTCAGAACCCCCTGTGTGGTTTATTGACGTTGACGGGGCAAGGCTCGAACTGTCCACCAAGCAGTTGCAGATGCAGGTTGAGTTCCAACGCGCCTGCATGGAACAGATGTACAAGATGCCAGCCAAGATGAAAGAGAATGACTGGCGCGATCTGATAGATGGATTATTGAGTGATGCTACACGAATATCGGTACCAGAAGAACTGACCCAGAAGGGTCTGTTTGTGGAGTTGCTTGAAACTTTCTGCACTTCCAGGATTCAGGCCCACAACCCGGAGGAACTGCTGACAGGCAAGCCGTGGACAGAGGACGGCACTACGTATTTCAAGCTTAGTTCCCTACAGGAATTTCTGAAGCGTAATAATTTTACATTGTACACACGTGGTCAGATCACCGAGCGCCTCAAGGAAATGAACAATGGAGCGGAGTCCGACAAGACATATCGGTTTCTTGACAACAATGATATTTGGAAGTCGGTGCGGGTGTGGTTCGTACCGGAGATGCACCGTGGTGAAGTTGACCTGCCCGAAGTTACGTTCTCACCGGAGGACCCACCGTTTTGATACATTATCACGGCACTCCGCTGACTCCGCGCAGTGAGTTATGGAAACTGTCCGGCAAAAACTTTTGCGTGAGTCATGTAGACCCCAGAGATTCAGAATTCTGTTTGTCCAGTGGACAAACCATAATGTGGGATAACGGTGCTTTTACATATTACAGACAGGGGGAGAAACCTGACTGGGAGGGATATTACAAGTGGATCGAACCACGTCTGGCGCATCCTCACTGGGCTGTAGTCCCTGACGTTATTGATGGGAACCCTTCAGATAATCTTGCACTTGCAAAGAAGTGGCCGCACCGACTCGATGCCGCTGCGGTTGTATGGCATTTACATGAACCGATTGATCAGATCGGCAACCTGCTGGATCTTGGGTTTGCCAAACTGTGCTTCGGATCAAGCGGGAAGTATTGGCAGGTTGGTAGCGAAGTCTGGGAGAAACGCGCCGATCAAGCGTTCAATTGGATGTCTCAGAGAGGACCTTTACCTTGGGTTCATATGCTTAGGGGGCTTGCGTTGTGTGGTGACCGTTGGCCTTTTGCCTCTGCGGACAGTGTGAATGTTGCCCGTAATTATAAGGACTCAAACATCTGCCCAGAAAGAATGGCACGGAGGATTGATTCTGTCCAAAACCCTGTTTTCTGGACTCCCAGACCACAAGAGATGGAGCTTTTTAAATGACAAGATTTATTTACCTGATTACATTTCTAGCGACCATTCCGGCTGCAAACTGGATGATTGGTAATGTTGGAACGGTTTGTGTCCCTAACGGGCCTTGCCTGATTCCGGTTGCTCCGGGATTGATGGCCCCTTCCGGAGTTCTGCTTATTGGAATTGCCCTGGTTTTAAGGGATGCTGTTCATGAATATTTTGGTCCGATTGTGGCGGCTCTCGCTATTGTGGTTGGTGCGTCCCTGTCGGCTTTTATTGCCCCCGCGCCTCTGGTTGTTGCGAGTGGTTTGGCTTTTTTATTGTCAGAGCTTGCGGACATGGCGGTTTACACCCCGCTACGCCGCCGCCGTCTGGTTCTGGCGGTTCTGGCGAGTGGTGCCGTTGGCGCATTTGTGGACAGTGCTGTATTTCTTTGGATCGCTTTTGGGTCACTTGATTATTTATCGGGTCAGGTTGTTGGTAAGGTTTGGATGACCGTAGCGGCGGCGCTTTGGTTGTGGGGGAGGCGCAGGCGTGGTTGATCAGCATGAAACCATCCTCGGGCCGCCAGGCACAGGCAAGACCCAGACCAACTCCAACAGGATCAGGGAGTGCATCGAGCAGGGCATAGCACCTGACCGGATCGCCTGTGTGTCATTTACCCGTAAGGCGGCTCAGGAGAGCCGTGACAGGGTCTGCAAGGATTGGGGCATTGATGAACAGGACATGCCGTATTTCCAGACCCTTCACTCCATGGCTTTCCGGGCTGGGGGATACAGTACGGATGAGGTCCTTGGACCAAAGGACATGAACGAGATAGGGGAAGCTGTCGGTATACCGTTCGGTAACAAGGGGAAAGCCAACTTTGAGTCAGACTTTGACACACTCGGAATAGCCAAAGGTGACTTCTACCTGAACCAGTATCACCTGTCCCGGAGCAAGGGTTTGTCGCTGGAGGAGATGCACCGCCAGCTTGGTGATTATCAGGTTGACTGGTGTGAACTCAAACGCCTCGTCTCCGCGTACAGGGACTACAAGAAGGTACGCAACAAAATAGATTTTACCGACATGATTGAGAATTTCATCAGATCGGGGGAAGGACCGGAGATAGACGCCCTGTTTGTGGACGAGGCACAGGATCTGTCCACTCTTCAATGGTCCATGGTCGATGTACTGAGGGAGAAGCCCCGCATACAGGTTTTCACGGGAGATGATGATCAGGCCATCATGGGTTTTCAGGGGGCCGACGTGCAGGCTTTTTTGAATGCAACAGAAAAGAAGACGGTTCTGAGTCAGTCTTACAGGGTTCCACGCGCTGCATGGCAGGAAGCACAGAATATTGTCAATCGCATAGCGGGACGGGCGCCCAAGGTATGGAGCCCTCGCAACGAAGACGGAACAGTACAGTTTCACCAGAATGTCTGGGACGTTCCCCTGCACGAGGGAGAGTGGTGTCTGATGGCTCGGACCAACCGGATTGCATCTCAGTATGCCCAGTCTCTTCGCGAAGAAGGATGGGTGTACAGCCGTAATGGACATCCCAGCATTCCAGCCAAGACCTATGAAGCGATACAGTCCTGGGAACAGTGGTGCAGGGGCGATACCCTCATACCGAAAGACATACGCAACATATACGCTTTCATGTCTGTCGGTGAGGGTTTCTCAAAAGGCTTCGGGCCACGGTCCTCATCTCTTGCGGGGCTGGACACGGACGCCCTGATAAGCATGTCGGAAGCAACAGACCGGCTGGGGCTTCGTGTAGATGGGTCGGTCAGATGGCACAAGGCGCTGGACAAGATTGATCTTGATACCAAGAACTACGTTCTGAATGCCCTGAAGAGGAAAGATAACGTCAAGAACCCCAGAATAAAGGTAAGCACGATACATTCAATGAAGGGTGGCGAGGCTGACAACGTACTGGTGGTTCCTGATCTGTCTCACGCGGCCTACAGGGAATACATGCAAAATCCCGCAACAGAACACAGGGTATACTACGTTGCCGTAACACGGACAAAGAAGGCCCTGCACATCATGCTTCCCCAGACCAGCAGGAACTATTCCCTGTGAAACCCGCAGACATCCTGAAGACGGCGGCGGATCTTGTGAAAGGAGATCGGGCACGGCAACACGGAGACCATTTGGTTCTTCACGAACGGGTAGCTGATCTGTGGGGGAGTTATCTGGGGGCGGATGTAACGCCGGAACAGGTTGCTTTCTGCATGGTTCTACTTAAAATTGCCCGCAGTGAGGTAGGGGGACAAAACCCTGATGACGGGGTAGACGCCACAGCCTATACAGCCATATGGGCGTCGATATCAGAAGAAAATAATGCGTGAAGATCTCTTTGATGAAAAAGTCTGGTTTCCACCAGAGCACCTTCCTGACCTGTCCGGGGAGAAGATTATTGCTGTGGACGTGGAGACGAGAGATCCTCACCTGCGGGACCTGGGGCCAGGGTGGGCTAGAGAAGATGGCAACCTCATAGGGATTGCTGTTGCCGCCTCTGAGTGGAGTGCCTACTTGCCGATTGCTCATGAAGGCGGGGGCAACATGGCAAAAGACATTGTACTCAGATGGCTTCAGGACCAGTTGAACCACGGCATGTCCGTGGTTTTTCATAACGCACAATACGATCTTGGATGGTTGCTTACGGAAGGTATCGAGGTCAAGGGAAAAATACTCGATACGATGATTGCCGCCCCCCTTCTGGATGAGAACAGGTTCAGTTACTCCCTCAATGCACTGGGAGCCACGTACCTTGGTCAGCGGAAGGCGGAAGAGGAGTTAAGAAGAGCCGCCAGCCAGCACGGCGTTGATGCCAAGGCAGAGATGTGGAAGCTGCCGGCGGAAAGGGTTGCGGGGTATGCGGAAATGGATGCATCCCTGACGTTC